CCCTTTGAAGAGATCTCTACGGAATAATCATCAGCAATGAACTTTAAGTTCTCGGTCTTGAATAAGAAGTTGAACTTAATTTCGTCAGAACAGGTTCCGACTTCTTGGCTGAACTCATTGGCAGTTGGGTTTTTGCTATCAGTAGCGGTTAGTGTGATCACGCCTTCTTCACCACGAACAGCAACCTCAGGTAGAGACAGCTGGTTGGCAGCATTCACAACACGCTTATACGCAGCAGCGGACATATTGAAATTCACGTCAATGCTCGGTAGAGTGAGGTTCTTTTCAGGAACAGATGTGATCATAGAAGGATCGGTGTATGTATACCGGCAAGTAGACGCGCCCTCAGACATTGAGAGAGACTTATCACCGAAGTCAATTTCACCGCCATCGAATAGGCTTGCCAAACCCAAGAATTGGTTCAATTCATAGATAGCAAAGTCTACTGGGAATGTTTCCCCAACGATAGCTGAAGCTAGAATATTCTTTTGCGGCGATACTGTGCGAAGTATATTGCCCTGACGAAACGCCAGAGATGGATTGATTGTAGAGAAGTTCTTCAATACGTCGATTGTGTTATCACTTAATTTCATTTTGTGTTTCCTCAGTTGTTTTATTTTCAGTTAAACGATCGTGTTCATACAATGCAAGAAATCCATAATGAATAATCTTCACTATATCTTTGCGGTGGTCGGCTGGAAGACCTTTCTTACCGTATCTTCCATTATACTTATCTACATTTCCTAAAAAGAACCCAATACCATGACCGCGATCAACAATCACTTCGGAGGACTGAAGTCCACCTTGACCATAATGGCCGCCATATGTATGGTCAATATACTTTGCGAACTCAGCAATCAGTTTGTCTTCTCTAAATTTATAGTCAATCACTTTTTCATCCCCTTAATTGCATCGACGTCAGCTGTCGCAGAAGCACCAAGTGCAGCAATATCAGCCAAAGAACCGCCAAAGGTGTACGAGCCAGTGTGCATCAATCTCATCCACGGGCAGAGATAAGTGGGCACATGAACTTCAGACATAAACTGGCAGAACATATAATCTTCTGAGAGGTATCGCTTTGACTTGGGGTCAATCAGCGCTTGGAAATACATACCGATCTCGCGACTTCCGTCAAAGTGCTTAGTGCGAACATGGTCAGGGAGGTACGTGTAGTCGGGATATGCCGCAGAGAACTTCTCGAAGGCAGATCTAGCGATCATCATAAATCCAGTGCCGCCCTCAAGAACCTTACATGGCTCATCAATTTTGATCGATCCACTACCATCGGCAGGATTGAATACATAGTCACCGACATACTTCTCGAGATCCTGCGGATTGTCGTCAGCGAAACCTTTGTCAACTGCGCGCTTAATCTTTTCCCAAGCGATGGTCTTCTTTGGGTATGGTCCGCACATAATCTCTTTTGGTGCCTCCTCATCCGAGTCCATCATAGCGGCCATAGAGATTACATCATGCGGGTCAAATCCAATATCAGAATCAATAAACATCAAGTGCGTATAATCGCTGCGCATGAATTCGTCAACACAATAATTTCTAGCACGAGTGATCAAAGACTCGTTGAACAAGTAGAAGAATTTAAGATCAATCTCATATGCTTGACAAAGTTTAGCGAGGTCTGCGCAAGACTTGGCATACATGCCATGACATTGACCTCCGTACATCGGGGTCGCAACCATGATCTTGCGCTTGCGTAGCGTGCTCAACTCAATTTCCATTTCCATCTAGTTTACCTCAGTTTGAATTATTAATATATCTATGTATTATACTATACATTTCCGCAAAAGTAAACCTTTATTAAAAAGGAATAGACTCTTGCGCATCATGGGTAGCATCTTCATCTGACGCATCAACCTCTACATCAGCATCCAGTTTGGTGTAGAGGTCGCGGAAGGAAGCTTTGGTATCTTCATCAAACCGGTTGATACACATGTCGATAGCAGTCATTCGATCACCGAAGATCTTATACGCTTTAGCAATATGCACCAAGCGCCGCGTCGAGATAACTTCATCAATGCCGCCATCATAAAAAGTCTTGCGAATAATATCAGCCCAGTCTACCAGCTTCGCGACAAAATCTAGATCAGTCAAACCAAGGTCTCCAAAAACAGCATTCAGGATGCGTTTCTCAATAGCGGCAGTGGGATATTCCTGCTCACACGTAACTGGGAAACGCTCTAAGAAAGCTTCATTCAAGACGTTGGTGCCGATGAAACGTCCGTCGTCAGAACCTTTGCCTTTTGTATTGGCAGTGGCGATAACGGTAAACCCAGAAGCAGGTTTGATATACTCGCCAGTCTTCTTTATGAAGTAACCTTTACCCTCAAGGATTGACTGGAGGCACATGATCTTCGCTGGGTTGCCGAGATCGATCTCGTCTAGAAGCAGGACGGCGCCCATCTCCATAGCTTTGATGACTGGCCCTTTGAAGAATCGAGTCTCACCCTGCACCAGACGAAAGCCTCCAATCAAATCATCTTCATCAGTCTCGATGGTGAAGTTGACACGGATAACTTCGCGCTTTAATTGAGCACAAGCTTGCTCAACCGAAAAGGTCTTACCATTACCAGACATACCGGTTATGAAAGTCGGGTAGAACAAACGGGCATTCAGGATCTTCTTGAGGGAGCTGAAGTTGCCGAATGGGACAAACAAAGGATCTTTTTCTGGAATCAGATTTTCGGAAAACCCATTGGTGGTGACGTTTAAATCGGCAACCAGTTTGTTCGGCTCAAGTGCTACAGTAGCCATAGGAGCTTCAGAGGGGGCGACTGGAGGCGTTTCGCCCGAGGACGAAGGAATAGTATACAATCCATAACCAGCTTTCGTCTTCCAAATAGCTCCTGGACAATGTTCGAACCCGAGTTCCTTTCCGGCAGATTTGATTACATGAGCTGGGAGAGTAGCGCCTTCCCCGTGGCGTGAAGTCAAGATAGCGGTGAGTTTTTCAGTCCGGCTTATAAGATCAGCTTTAGTCAATTTCATAATATATACTTCCTCAATCAATCAGTTAAGACGCTATTATACTAGAGTTCGCGCACCATGTAAAGGGGTTGACCATTTATTTAATCAATACCCACTATTCGTTTAGGAAATAGTCGCAATAAGGTCAGATAACATTTTACGAGATCCCTTTCTTGAAGAGTTGGCCTTCTTGAATGCAGTCCTGATTCTACCTTTAGAGGCATCAGATTCAACCTCAATAGCGCCATTAGATGTCTCCAGATACCGGCCACCGGCGATAGCAAAACATTTGTCATATCCAAGAACTGACGGAAGGACGACAAACTTTTCGTCGCGCATTTGCTTACACAACCCAGTCCCGATCGACCATTTAACAGTCTGCGGGAGCTGACCTTTAAATGTTGACCAGTTCGGAGACATGATGCGGTATCCGACAGTGTTAGACTTTGTTCTCTCGCGATACATCTTGAGTAGAGTGGAAGTAGTGTTAGATTTATATCCTGTAACTTTATAACGGGTGTTTGTCACTGGGTCTACCATATACAACACCGTGCGGTGGCCTTGATAATCAAAGTAATGAGAAATTCTCTGTAAATAGTGACGGTTATCATCGGCTTTACAAAACGTGGGGTGACTCTCACCGTCAGTCAAAAAGATTGTATTGATTATATCCACTTTGGTATTCGCCTTGAAGTCATCATGAACTTTAAAAGCCGCGACAATACAATCTTCGAGAGGAGTGCCTCCCAATTGCAATTTTCCTGGGGGAATCCAACTTCTCACTGTCGAGGAATAGTAAGAAGAAATAGACAACCAAAGGCCGGCCATTTGAGTGAATTCACGACGGTTCATATTACTATTGAACATCTCCAACAACCTAAATCCAGGAGTGTATGCGATAGTGTTGATAGGAGTTGAGGGCCAACTCACAGCAGATTGTGACTGGTGATCACCAAACCTATCAGTAAACGCATACACCCGATACGGGATGTTCACTTGCTTACAGAATAGAACAAGGTTGAGCAACTGGTCGATGGTCGCTTTCAAATCTCGGCCCATCGATCCCGACCAATCCATATACATCAACATCCCATGGTTCTTACCATCAAGAGTTGTACTGACTTTGCGGAAGATATCATCGCTGTAGAGGTAGCTGTTCATCTTGACTGGATCAATAACACCAGTCTTAGAAAGAGTCTGGCGCGAGTATGCTGCGGCCGACTTTCTCATCTCAAACTCTTTGACCATATAATTGATGGTATTCTTGTTATTT